AGACGAAAGACCGGGCTCCGCGAAAAAGGGCTCGGGGCCTAAGACCAACCTCCTGCGCATGAACGACCTGAAGAAGGATTACCCGGACATTTTCAGGGCAGCCAAAGAGGCCATCGGCGGCTTTCCTGGCGACAAGGAGCCGCTCTTCGAAGATGAGGCGACCAAGCTCATGGTAAAGGCCGAAGAGCTATACCACAAGAAAATGGCCCAGGAGAGCGGAAAGGCGTCCGGAACGAAGGCGGGAGATCCTCCAGGCGGAAAACTTTCCTAAAGGGCTTGAGTCTTGAAATATCAAAGAGAGTGCGATCTGTGCGGCCATATCGTTACGGCTTATTCCCATCATCTGAACAGGCCGATGGTTAATGCCGTGCGCCAGCTCGTCGATCACTATCTTCGCTACAAGAGCTTCGCCACTCTCCAGGGCGATCTTCGCCTGACCACCAACCAATACACCAATTTTCAAAAGCTGCAATATTTCGGACTGGCATTCAGGACGCGCAAGGGCTGGTTTCCCACGCCGCGCGCCATCGCCTTTATCCATGGTCGGATCAAGATCGCGGACCGGGCCATGACTTTCGGCAAGGACATCCTTGCCCCGGATCACCCCGCATGGCAGGGGGTGAAGGTAGCAGAGCATTATGTCTGGCAGATCGATATCACGTCTTACAAGCGCGCGGAGTCGTACCGCGCGGAGAAAACAGTAAACCCTAACCAGGCAAGCCTTTTTCCTTGAGGGAGGCTGAAATGCTTACGCTGTTTATCGCGGTCGCTGTTCTCCTCGCATTTGTTTTTTACTCTCTTGTGGCCGTGGCCGTTGGCTTTTCTCTAAAAAAAGAAAGGAGATTTCTGAGGGAGGAAGAAAGATGCTCACGCTGGATCCTGAAAAATTTGAACAGGAGGTAAGCATCCAGGCGGACCTTCTCGCCTGGTTGGCCGTCCATGGCTATCTTTGCCTTGCTCTTCGCCATCCGGGTCCCCGGGAAGGAAAGACCAGGCCTTTCATTCTGAAAATGGTAGCGACGATCGAAACGGCCCTGCTAAAGGGCGGAATCATGGGCCCGGAAGACATCAAGCTGATCCACAAGGTAGAAATGGAAGAAGGCAACGAAGATTTTCAGAAAGGAGGATTCTGATGGCTGCGGAAATTCCCGTCAGGCAGGAGGATGATCGCGATTACGTTCTCCCTCTCGCTCGCGCCCGTCTTTGTTTGGATTGTGAGATTTTGACCGTCCGCCAGGTCTGCCCCAAATGCGACAAGAGCAGGACCTTTTCGGTGAACTGGTGGATCCGTCCGGTAAAAGAAGGAGAGGTTAAACATGAGTAGCCCCGAGGAAAAAATCGAAACCCTGGTGGAAAGACTTGCCCGCGAGGAAAAAGAGGCCCTGGCCCTCGAGATGGAACAAAGCAGGCGCGATTACTGGAATTCGAAGTACCTGCCCGGGGTAAGAGTCTGTGCGATCCTGGGTAACGGTAAGGCGAGCGCGACCACAACCCGCAGCGAGGCCAACCTGAAAGAAGGCAAGGCCGTCGTCTATGTGGTCGGTACGCACGAGCCTGTTTCTGTGGACCAGGTCACGGCCCTCGAAGACAACCCCAAGGCAATCGTAAAAATTTTGCACCTGCTTCGAGCGGAATATAGACCTGAAGAGACCAAGGCAATCCGCGAGGGAACGGAAGATCATTTTGTCGATGCAAACCTCTCGACCATTGGCATGAGAGTTTATAGGGCGTGGGTCCACGACGCCGACGATACCACCGTTCTCCATTGGTTTTTCAAGGAAAAAATTTATAACCCCGTTGCGATCAGCGCCATCCTTCTTCGGGCGTTTCATCGATACATTACCATCAAGCCGGTCGACCTTCCGGGGCTGATCGAGAAGTACAAAAAAATTCAATCAAAGGCGGAGGAGTAGGGACCGCCATGGAAAAACTGCCTTGGTATCCGTTTTACCCCAACGATTGGAACAAAAAACTGGAGGAGCATCCCCTCGAAATCGAAGGGGCGTGGATAAGGCTCTGCAACAAACTTCATTGGTCCAAGACCAGAGGGAAAGGACAGAAGACGGTTGCCCAATGGGCGAAGGTTCTAAGGGTTGATGTAGACAAGACGATTGAGATCCTGCGGTATTTACGGCAAGAGGATATCGCAACACTTCACGGCGACCTTTCCAATGGCGATTCAAGAGTAACGCTGGTTTCCCGCCGAATGGTCCGCGACGAAAAGGTTAGACAAATCAGGAAAGAATGTGGCCAAAAAGGTGGAAATCCTCAACTCAAGAAACAAAAGAAAATCGGCGACGTGGAAGGTTTGGATAACCAAATCCCAACCACCCGGGATAACCAAACGCCAACCAAAAACAATGGAGATGAATATGAAGTTGTAGTTAAAGAAGAATTAAAAGGGGAAGAAAATGAAAAGAAACCTCCTCCTCCTCCCCCTCCCGCCCGCGCGCCCAACCCGGGCGTAAAAATCTTCATTGACGCCTTTGCCGAATCGTTCAAGAAAAAATTCGGGCAGCCGTATGTTGTGAGCGGCGCCAAGGAGGGCGCGATTGCGGCGCGGCTCTTACAGAGCCACCCGATCGACAAGCTCCTTGAAATTCAACGCCTCTTCTTCGCCGAAGAGGACGAATTTCTGGATACCGCGGGCCGCACGATTGTCGTGTTCGCCTCCCGCATCAACAAAATGGCCCAGAGGGGTCACGGAGAGGGCTCATGGTTAGCAAAGGTGAAATCGATGCTTTGAGGGCCAGTCTCGGAATCAGCGAGGACGAACTGATCACCCACAAAAAAGCCTACGACGTTCTTTCGACCACAGGCAGCGAGAAGGCCCTAAACGCCTTTCTTGACGAAAAACGCGATAAGATCGCGTCGTTTTATGCCACCCTGCGGAAATGGGGTGTTTACAACTATCGTCCGGACAAGCGAACTTTTCAGGTCATCACCGACTACTATGATGCCTGGTTGTACGATGTCCGGAACGATCCCGATCGGCCGGAAAATCAGTCTATGACCCTGGAGGAACTCCTTCAAAATTTTAAAACCGGGATGGAGGATTTTCTGAAAAAGATCAATTTCCGGGATAGGAAAATCGGGAATATGCCCGAGGCTCTTAAACCCGTCTGGCCGCGAAAACCGACCAATCCGGACGTAGGTGAAGGGGCCCCCGAAAAATAAAAACAGTACAGTAGGACCTCGCTTATATGATACGGTGTCTTAAGATGTAGCTGGAAAGGGGGTGATATCATGGCTAAAGCAACCGGCAAGGGTTCCTGGAAGGAAGAGGGGAAAAAGATCGTTCCCCCGAAGAAGGGCTCCAAGCCGAAAAAATAGACGGGAAACCGTCACCACCTACTGCCAATGTACTGATCGGAAGGGGGCGCTGGTTTTTACCTACCGATCGCCAGCGCCCCGAGACACGGAAACGGGTAACTATTTCGGGGGTTAAGAGGATTTTCATCTTGGCGAAAAGGAGGCGTATGAGTAGCTCGAAAAAGCCGCCGGAACACCCACCGGCCGGGGATGCAGCTCTAAAACAAGAAGCTCCGGCCGACGATAAGAAAGACACCGCCCAGGAGGCCTCCGCAACGCTCTCGGCCGGCGTTGAAACCGGCTGCCCACCCGGCGATCCCCCGGAACTCGCAGCGGGCGCCGAATGTAAATTAAGCGAAGAGGAAAAGACCGACCTCTTTGCACCCAAAGAAGCAAAAGTACCAGTAGACGCCAACCCCTTCCTGGAAAAACTCCGAGCCGGCGACACCCTGATAATCGTCAACCCTAAAGCAGGCACAATGCAACTGGCGGACGACAATGACCCCGAGGCCATTCTCGCCTGGTTTAATGATCTCTATCCTCGCGCATCCGGAAGGCTCAACAAACACCGGGATTATTACCTGGCCCATGGGAAGAATCCTTACTGGAAATCGCAGGAGGCCCTGGTAAGGGATTTCGGCCGGTTTGAAAGCCAGGCCGGGAGGAACGGGATCATAACCGACGCCGGGAAGGCCAAGCGGGGATGAGGGAAAAATGCCGCGGTTATGAGCTGCATTCCACCCTGCAACTATCCCCCGAATGAGGAAGAGTTTCAGCTCCTCGTTCGCGATCTGGAGCTGGTCTTTAAAAAATTCAAGGCCGAAGCTCCTCGATATGGAGGCGGCACGATAAAGTCAAATACCCCACACTATTTTGCCGACGTGGATTCAGAAGGTAACTTTAAAAAGATCTATCATTCAAGGGATGGAAGAACAAAAGAATTCTTGTTTCTGACCATTAAAATCCTCGTCCTTGCCCCACCGGAACCCCCGCGGGCATAACCCCTCGCTAACGCGGTCCACAACCTGAACCACAGCGGACACCGTCAAATGGTGGTGTCTCATGCTGTGCGAAACCTGCCCCAAGAGCCCCTTTTGTTCGACCCTCTGCCCCGAGGCCGAGCTGTACGCCAACCAGGACCGGACCGCGCGCCGCGAGTTTTTCTCTTTCGGCGAAGTAAAATATTCATCAAAATATTCCCGCGAAACGCTCACCATCGAGCGCCCGCCCTCCCTCACCAGAACCGAGTGGAAAATACTCACGCTCCTGAAAAAAGATTGCACTCGCGCTGAAATCTCCGAAATCCTTGACATCTCCCGCTCAAATCTCCGCCGATTCCTCCTTCAATTAAAACGAAAAACCAACGCTTTAGGCCCCTCTTCAGACTAAGGGTATGGAAAAGCCCAAACCCGACAACCCGTTCGACAACCTGGGAGACCTCGATGGCAAGGTAAAAAAGAAAAGTAAACCTGAAACGAATTTCACCCCCCCGGGAAATCTCACCGAGGAGGAGAAAGAACGCATAAAAGTGTTAGCTTCCGAGGGGAAAGGGGTGAACGAGATCGCCCGAACGCTGAAACGATCGGCCGCAACCGTTTCACGCGCCTTCAAGAAGCTCCATATCTCCAAAGCGGTCGCCCTGTTCAAGGCGGGCAAGCTGGTCGACCAGAAGCTCAACGCCGCCCAACAGCTTAGAAAAATTAACGATAAGGCCAACGCGATCCTGGACGACACCGACCCGAAAGACCCTGACACGGTCCTCAAGGCCATGGCCGAGATCCGCAACCAGTTGAAACTGCAGCTCGATATATTTCAGACCCTTTACAACCTGGAAGAGGTAGCTAAATGGCAAAACGAGATCCTGGATATACTCGGCGAGGTCGCCCCTGATGCCCGCGACCGATTTTACGAGCGGCTACAGCAGAGACGAGTTTTATAAACGGCTCTGCGAAGGCTTCGAAACCAGATACGTCCCCAGGCAGAAAAAACCCTTTTTCGATTGGGTGGATACTTCCCGGATCATCCTGGACGGCCAACCCCTATCCTTTCAGCGTCACGAATACCTGAAGACGCCCTATTCCGACGACCATCCGGATCAATGCGAGATGAAGGCGGCTCAGATGGGGCTGACCTCCAAGGCCGCGCTGCGCGCGATCCATGGAGCGGTCACGGCGCGCTATCCCCGCGGAGTGCTGTATCTTTTCCCGAGCCGGACGGACGTCACCGATTTTTCCAAGGGCCGGATCGGCCCGCTCATCGAAGAGAACCCGGACAGCGTCGGCAAATGGATCATCGAGACCGACACCGCGAACCTCAAGCAGATCGGAACCTCCTTCTTATATCTACGCGGCATGAAATCCCGCGTGGGTCTCAAATCGATCCCGGTTGATTTCATTGTTTTCGACGAGCTCGACGAGGCGCCGCAAATGGCTATTGATATGGCCGTCGAGCGGATGTCCCACTCGGAAGTCAAAGAAATTCTGAAACTATCTAACCCTACCCTCCCGGATTTCGGCATCGACAAAGCCTTCCAGGAAACGGACCAGCGATACTGGCTTCTGCAGTGTAGTGCCTGCGGGCACGAAACCTGTCTTGAAGACACATTCCCGAGTTGTCTTTTAGAGCTGTCAGACGGGAGGGTCATCCGTGCCTGTGAGAAGTGCAAGGCAGAACTCCATCCGGCCCTGGGGCAATGGGTGGCCAAGAAGCCCGATGTCCGCGAAAGGAGAGGCTATCATTACTCGCAGCTCTTCAGCCAGTTTGTGGACCCCGCCGAGATCCTCCATCAATTCCGTACCACGCAGAACCTCACCGATTTTTACAACCTGAAGATCGGAATCCCCTGGATCGAGGCCACTCACCGCATTTCTCTCGAAGCGGTGTATGCGCTGTGCAGCCAGGAGGAAATTCTCGAATCCTCGCCCGGACCGTGTTCCATGGGCGTCGACCAGGGCAAAGACCTCCATGTCGTCATCGGCCGCCAGCATGACAAGCACATGGGAAAAGTCATTCACCTGGGGATCTACAAGGAGTGGAAGAAACTCGAAGAGCTGATGGGCGCCTTTAACGTCTACCGCTGCGTGATCGATGGGATGCCCGATATCAACAAGGCCCGCGACCTGGCTAAGAAATTTCCCGGCCGCGTCTACCTGAATTTCTATAACGAGCGCCAGAAGGGCAGCTACAAATGGAACGCGACCGACTACACGATCAGCTCCAACCGGACCGAATCGCTCGACGCCTCCCACGCGCAGATTCAGCGCGCTCCCGGGGATATCCGGATGGGAGATTCGATCATTCTGCCCAAACGCTCGCCCATGATCGAAGAATTCGCGCAGCATTGCCACAACGTGGCCAAACGAATGGAAGAAGAGGAAGAGACCGGCAGCAAACGGTATGTCTATGTCCGCCTGGGCCCCGATCACTTCCGCCATGCCTTCAATTACGAATGTATGGCGCGCGGGACTTTCAGCAACATCCTTTTCCCGGAGCTCCTGTCATGAAGATAAAAGTTTCCCTGGTAGAACCGCACATGCTCACCTTTTCGAACGGCCGTTTTCTATACAGCTACGAAGGCCGGATGAGCATGGGGCCAGATATGGTAGCGGGCCTTCATAGCGGGATCATTCAGCCATCCCTCGATCCAAACTTTGTTGAGTTCACGCCGGCGGAGCGGAGAGCGATTCGCGACTACCAGGTCAACCTGTGGCAAAGGTGGGCCAAGCAATGAAGTATCTCCCCAAAATCCTCAAGGCCGAAAAGGACCTCACCGGGCTCCTTACGATAAACTTCCAAGACCAGGATCCGGAAGCCAAGGAGAAAGAATTCGCCAAGGCCTTCAGCGAACTGCGCGCGGGGATCTCGTGGCCATTCCGCGCCGTTGACGGTTATATGTGCATCCTGGGCGTCTTAGCCGGTACGCGCTTCGGCGCCGAGAAGGCGGCCATGCTGGTCTACGAAGCCAGATATGACGACGCCATGCAGCTCATGACCGACGCCTACAACAAGGCCCACGACTTGCGCTTTCAGTTGTTCTACACCGATTGCCTGAAACAGGAATGGCGTGGCTTCATCCATGAGTTTTCCAAGAAAGTTTCCCGAGGCCTGGCCGGCCGCAACGTCCGGCTCCGACAATCGCCTTTCCCCAATGATTTTGTCCTGGGCAAGGACCTTATCCGGCGGACCGCCGCAGCGAAGGGATTCATCCTTCCCACCGTGGGGATTCTCACGGACCAACTGACCAACATCCGGCCCGAAGACCTGGATACGGATCATCCGGAGTATGCCTTTCCGGCGGTGAACGCTTTCAGATACTTGATCGTCGGATGGGAAAACGATCTCGCGCCAAGCATGGGGTATAGGCGGGAACCCGAGATCTCTCCCCTGGGGTGGACATGAATCTATCTATCGCCACCGCCATGGCCGAACGATTTTGCCGCATCAAGGCCGCAGAATTTTTCCGGAGGACCTGGTCGGCCCTAAGCGAGCGCGAATTTTTAGACCTCCTCGATCGCCTCCGAGCCCGCCAGAGAGGCGAGACATGAGCTGGATCGGAGTAGACCTCGACGGAACCCTCGCCCACTACGGCGATTGGAAGGGCATTGATCACATCGGAAAGCCGATTCCCCTGATGCTCGCCAGAGTCAAGAAGTGGATCGCCGAGGGCCAGACCGTAAAGATTTTCACGGCCAGGGCGTGCAGGGGAGAAGAAGGAATAAAACCAGTCCGCGAGTGGCTGAAAGAAAACGGGCTCCCCGGGGACCTGGTAGTCACCAATCAGAAGGATTTCGGGATGATCTCGTGTTGGGACGATCGCGCCGTACAGGTCATTCCCAATACCGGCCGAAGAGCCGACGGGGGGGGGAAATAATGGACAGTAACATACAAGCCTTTGCACGAATTCAGGTCATCGTTGAAATCAAAGCCGGCGTATGGGCCGGAAATTCCAGCGTTGATCAGTTATTCGAATCCTCAGCCAGGGAGGCCAAGGCCCGCGTTTTAGCCCTGGTTCAAAAAGGCAATCCCGAGGCGAGAGTTCTCGGCGAGCCCGTCGTAATCGCCGTCCTCGGACGCGAATTCCGACGGGAAGAAGGGGGGGAAACATGAATCAGAAGGTGGCCAAGCAGATCAGGAAGATCGTTTTTGGCGACAACTCGCAGAGGGTTGTGAACTACGGGGCCATCGAACGGCCGGGCAAAGGAAGACGCAAGGTTTTGGTGCAGCAAATCATCTGCCGGGGCGACCGGGGAACGTACCGCGATGCCAAGCGTTTCTTCAGATTCGCCCGGCATGAAGGCGTAAGCCTGAAGGTTACGCTCGCGGCGATCGCCATGGAGTGCAGCCGGCGGGAGGGCATGAAGGGTGAAGTACAGAGCCCCGGAGCCAATCTTAGTTGACGGAACAATTCTGCATCGGGAAGGGACGTTTTTCATGCTGACAAAACGCGAGAATCCTCACACCGGGCGAACCGAATGGTGCCTGGTTTCCATCAGCTCCGGGAAGGTCCTGGAGTGGTTCGGCCCGAAAGAGCCGAGCGACGGGACCGTGAAGAAGTCTGAAGAGCGGGTCCAATGGTTCAAACACAAGGGCGAAGCGGGGGGGAAATAGCCATGGCCAAAGAAGTCAAAGCACAGTTTTATTTCCGGTGTCGCGAGTGCCAGGCCAAGGTCTACCGGCTGCCGGACTCCGAATTCTGGATGACCTTTCCTACCGATTGCCCGGACTGTAAAACGCCCGGCTCCATGGTGCCCGAAGTGAGTTTCCACCCGGACAACGATAGCGACAACGTCGTCGACCGGATAGGGCGAACCCATCGAGAAAAGGACAGGTTAATCGACAGCATAGGCGAATAGATCATTTTTGCCCGGGGGGAGCGGGAGAGGGAAATGTTACAGGTTCTTAGCAACGCGGATATCACAGCCCGAGAAGAAAAAGAAGCTGATACGCAGCTCGCCATCCGCGACGTTACCGCGAGTACGGAGAACCCTGTCGTTTCCGGCCTGGCTGCCCATATTCGCGTTTGTTGGGAGCAAGCCAAACGGGCGAAGATCATCCACGAACAGCAAATCCTCAAGAATCTCCGCCAGAAGGAAGGGATCTACGAGCCGCAGAAGCTCGCCGCGATCCGGAGCATGAAGTCTTCCGAAGTCTTCATGAAGCTCACCGACCGCAAATGCCGCGACGCCAAGGACTGGATCAAGGACATCATCTTTCAGCCGGGCACCAAGCCCTGGACGATCGAACCCACGCCCGTACCGGAGGTTCCCGAATGGGTAAAGCAGCACGCGGAAGTGAAGCTCCTCCAGCAGCGCATGGGCGAGATCATGCAGCAAGCCGCCCAAACCGGCCAGCAAGTTCCCATGGAGATCATTCCCGAGATCATCAAACAGGAAATGCCCGGCATCATGGAGCACCTGGAAAAGGAGATCAAGGACGAGGCCAAAGACATCGCCAAGAAGATGGAGCAAGAGATCGATGACGAGCTCATCGAGGGAGGATTCTACACCGCCCTGGCGGACGCCATCCCCGACATCATTCTTCACACCGGCTTTATCAAAGGCCCCATCTATCGCAAGGTTAAGGTCCCCAAGCTGGTCGCCGACCAGAAGACCGGCCGGAAGCGCCTGCAGGTCACCGACGAGATCCGCGGGGAATACGAGAAGGTCAACCCTCTCGATATCTACCCGGCTCCGGACGCGACCGGCATAAACGACGGGTACCTGATTGAAAAGACTTCGCTGAACGGGGTCCAACTCCAGGAGTTGCGCGGCGTCCCCACCTATGACACCGAAGCGATCGACAAGGTCCTCGAACTGTACGGCCAGAACGGCCTCCGCGAATGGACGGCGATCGACACGCAGCGCGCCGAGGTCGAACACCGCGACCAGATGGTCATCCACGACACGACCAAGATCGATTGTCTTGTCTTTTGGGGAGAGATTCAGGGCAAGGTCCTTCTTCAATGGGGAATGAGCCTCAAGGAAGTGCCCGAACCTTTCAGCTTTTATCACGTCTGCGTCTGGCTCATCGGCAACTACGTCATCAAGGCCATGCTCAACCCGGATGATCTCGGAGAAAGGCCCTACTACAAGGCCGGATTCGATGAGACGGACGGAAACTGCTATTGGGCGCGAGGCCTGCCCCAGGTCATCGATCACATCCAGGAACCAGCCAATGCGGTCGCCCGGCACATCGTCAACAACGTCGGGTTTGCCGCCGGCCCCATGGTCGAGATCAACGAGGACCGGGTACCCGGAGCCGGAGATCCCGCTCCGAATCGGGTATGGAGGTCCAATAACGACACTATGGCAACGGGCGCGCCGGCCATCCAGGTCTGGAGCATCCCGCTCATTGCCGACAAGCTCATGGAGATCTTCGATAAATATCGAAAGATGATGGATGAAGATTCGGGGATCCCCGCGTATGCCCACGGAGACGCCGATGTCGGCGGAGGAGGGGACACGGCCAGCGGCCTTTCCATGCTCATGACCGCCGCATCGAGGGGAATCAAAGGCATCATCCGGACGATCGATCAGCACATGATCGAGCCCGTCATCCGCTACAAATATTACCGGAACATTCAGAAGGTCGAGAACGCCGCCCTCGTCGGAGACTACAAAGTCAAAGCGATCGGCAGCTCTTCCCTCATTGCCAAGGAACAACAAGCGATGAGGAGAGGCGAATTCCTGAAGACGACCCAAAACACGATCGATTACTCGATCATGGGCCCCGAAGGACGCCGCTATCTCCTCGAAGATACTGCTCGGGCGCTGGAGCTGGATCCGGAAAAGGCGGTCCCCGAGGCGCCGCCGCAACCCCCCCAGGCCGGTATGGTCCCCGGGGGTCCATCAAATCCGCCTCTCGTTCCAACGCCCGGCAGCCCCATTCCCCAAGGCGCGGGCCCGGCACAGCCGGCAACCCTCGACCAGGCCGGGAACCCGGTAGCCGGGAAGGATTTCAATTTACAGAGGAAGGAGGCCGCACCCCTTGGACAACAAGCGAACGCCTAACCCTTTGCTGCAGCCCGATGACCAGCTTTTGAAATGCGTGGCTTTCATGGCGGCCGATCCGAATTTCAAGGTTTTTACCACCTGGATCAACTCCTGTTACGCCTCGATCGTCAACCGGGCCCCGACCGTGAAAGAGGAGATCGAGCTTCGCTGGAACCAGGGGCAATGCCAGGCCCTTTTGCTTATCAGTAAGGCCTTAACCCAGGCTCACGAAGAGCTGGAAAAAAGAATGCTGGAGCGGGAAAAAGACCGTCTCCAGAAAAATCCCTAAAGGAGAATCCCATGGCTAACGCAGTTACTTCGAGAACGAGCCCGGTCGCGAACGGTGTTGTAACCCATAAACCACAGAAGGCCCAGGGCGTCCATCTCTACATGAAATATTCCAAGGGAAACGGGACGAGCGTACTCATCACCCCGACCTTCATCGACCCGGATCTCGACCCGACCGATCAGTATCAGCCGATTTACCTGGACCCCACCATGGCCCCGCAACCGCAGAGCTTCAGCCTTTCGGCCTCGGGGAATTACCGGATCCCGGTACCCATGGCGCTCGGCGAAAAGATCCTCGTCCTCACGATCGCGTTCACCGGCGGGGATTCCCAGGCCCTCGTGGTCGACGTGCGCAACGAATAACAGGGCGAGCCCAAGGAGGAAGCTAAAATGATTCAGTCCATCTTTCAGATTCCCATCGTTCCCGGGCTGACCGGCGCCGACCTGGTCGCCGCCGAGGCCATTGCCGAGAGTGTAGCCGAGGCCGCAAGCGCGCCCAAGGACCAGAAAGATTACCTGGCCATCCCCATCGAGTGGGCCATTGACGGCGTCTCCGCTCCCGACGCGACCGCGGTTCTTTCCGCCACGAACAGCGTCATGATCCGCAAATTCCGCGGGGACGTGGGAAATCAGGATGTTTTTATTCCCGTCCTCCTTCCTCCGGATAAAAAGCCCGCCTCCGCCGCAATAAAATACCGGGTCCATTTTTTCCTCACGGAGGCCGTTCAACCGAATAATGAAGGCGTCGTGTTCGCCGTCAAAAGTAACGCCCTCGCAACCCCGGATCTTCTGAGCGCCGCTCTCGGAACCGCCTACACCTGCGAGATCACCATGCTGAACAGCGTAGCCACAGCATGGGCCGCCGCTACCCCCAAGGCAGTAGGAGACAACGTCATTCCCCTGGCCTCGCCCAATGGATTTTGGTATCAGGCTTCGGCACATTTGGGAGACTTTAACACCGGCGCCCAAGAGCCCGCATGGCCGCCCACGCCCGGGCAAACCGTTGTGGACAATCACGTTACCTGGCGCTGCATGGGAACCAACTGCGCCCAAAACTCTCTGGTAACCACGGGCTGGAGCACGCCCTTTACCGTCCCCGGACTCTCCGCGGGAAAGCTCTTTCTCATGCTCAACTTCGCCAGAACCCAGGACGCCGCCGATGACACCTACGCGCAAAAAGTCGGCGTCGCTTTTATCGAACTGGCCTTCGATCAGGAGCCCGCGCCATGAGCAGGGCACTTTTTATGACCGGGAAAAGACGGGGGAGGAGTCCTTATTTATCCGTGGGCGCGGATTGTGTACTCTATCACGCCTATTGGGACGGGACGGCCGTGGATCATTCGAGTGGGGGTAACTCCGGAGTGTTAGACGTAATTTCTTCTTATCCGGCTTTTGTACCCAACGATAGTTTGCAATTCAATAACACAGCGGGAAAGGTGGTTGTCGCCAATAAAGCCAACCTACAATTTGCCTCCGCCGGTTCTTGCTTTGCCTGGATTAAGACCTTACAAAACGCAGATCATACGTGGATCTGCGGGAAGCACTATTCGAATTGCTACGCCTTTCTTTATGCCAATGCTCAAAGACTCGAATTTATCGCATCGGCTTCGTTTACGTTTTCTGATGACTACATAAGAACTTCAGGGGCTTGGAATTTAGCGTCGATTTGTTGGGGTGCAGCGAACGTCGATTTTTATTCAAATGCAAACTTTGATGAAACGGTTCCCAATGCCAACACTCCTTCTGATCAAACTAACGATTTGTGGATAGGAAATGATCCATCTGGCGCAGGAACAGCTCCGGTTATGAACTTAGGGGAAATTCTTCTCTTCAATACAAGGAAATCACAGGCGGACATCACCGCCTACTTTAACGCGACCAAAGGCCGCTACGGCCTTTAAAGAAGCAATGAACCCAAGCCCACGCGGGCAGAGGAACAAAGGGATGATTCCATGGGAACCGAACAAGATCCAGTCTGCGACTTCAAGCCCACCCTTGTAAGCCGCGAAACTTTTCAGGGCGCTGACGATGCCACCAAGCTGAATTACCTGTTCGATATCCATTGCGTCGTCGTGACCAACCAGAACCAGGTGAGGAAGTATATCGAACATCAGCGTGCCCGGGACCGGAGGATCAACGCCGTAATCACTTCCACCCTGGCCACTCTCGTAAGCATCCTCGCCGCCGTCCTCAAGCCATTTCTCGGGGGGGCCGTCTGGATGTCGAGGCCATAACAAGGGGGGGATATGTTGACCGTTCATTCGTGGGTGGATCCGCAAACGGGAGAAACGAAGATGGTTGTAGGCCGGAAGAACGAAATGGGCGAGGCCACGGTTTACAACTTATATACCGGAACGGCCTCTCGGCTGCTTTTGGGCGGACAGATCCCGGCCGAGTACGTTCTCACCATCCCCTACGATATGTCGGGGGAATTCGAGCACGCCCTCCTGGAGTGGCTGAAAAAGAAGGGGATCCGGCATGACAACGACGCGCGGATCGAGGGAACCCTTGAGGCGACCCGGAAACACCTGGAGGACCTGCGCGAGCTGCTAAAACTCACGCCGCTGAAAGTTTATGAAGAGCGGCAAAACAAGCCGCCCCTGGGGCCAAGAAACTCCGGGTTATATGGTGAGCTACACGGTGAGGTACATGAGCCACATGAGCCCTGAAACGCTTGATCTTATGCCGCTGGTACCCGAGTGCAGCCACGAGAAGATGATCGCCGTGGCCAAGACCATTTGGGGCGAAGCAAGAGGCGAACCCATCGAGGGCCAGATCGCGGTCGCGTGCGTCATCCGGAACCGCGTGAATGACCCCGCCTGGTGGGGAAGCAGCTTTGAGGAAGTCTGCCTGAAATCCGGGCAGTTCTCCTGTTGGAAAGAGGAAAAGGCGCAGCTCGACGATCTCGATGTCTGCAAGGAGCCCTCGGGCCGGCAATGCCTGTGGGTGGCGATCGGAGTGGTTTACAACTACCTCGAAGACATCACCCGGGGAGCTGATCATTACCTGGCGAAGTGGATGCTCGACAAGGGAGTGGCCCCGAAATGGGCGACCACGAACAAGTGGAGCGCCGAAATAGGTCACCAAGTCTTTTACAAAATCGGACCATAAGGAGGTCTCATGTTTCACGCAAAGTGGCGAAATTACAGTCCCCTGGACAAAGTTCTGGTTTTCTTCCTCGCGCTCATGACGCTCGTCGCGATCTTCATGGCAGCCTGCCCGGCCAAACCGGCCCACGCCATGGGACCGCTCTCGGTCACGCTTCACACCCTGGCCTGGGATCGGGAGGCGGACCCGCTGGTAACCGGCTACTACGTTTATTGGCGGACCACAGGGACCACGCCCTGGCTGAATACACAGAGATCCGTGGCCGTTCTCCAGCCGGCGGTCGGCACAATCCCGACCTTTGATCTTTCAACCTTCAATCTGCCAAATGGCAATTACGATATTTGCGCGACGGCGATCGATGCGGCCGGTGACGAGAGTGGCCCCTCTGCGGTCCTCCCTTTTACGGTGTACTTACCTGCATTCCCTATGAGTTTGCGCAAGCAGTAACCGCGGCGATCAATTTCGCGACGGCGAACAATGGAGTGCCGAAGAAGACGCAGCCGTACATTTTGAATTCGATCATGAAGCGGATCCCCTGGTGTGCTCAATGAAGAAATACAGTCTCCTCGTATTCGGCCTGATTCTCTTTTACGCGTTTTTCCCCGCGAAACCCGCACGGGCCGACGTTGTCGTCGAGTGGGACCGGCAGGGCGATCCAACCGTACTCAACTATTTCGTCTACTGGCGCCCGCAGATCAAGGCTACCTCGACCAGCTCCCTGACTGTGAGTAATGGCCCGAAAGTCTTTGTTACCCAGGCCGGCCTTCCCTTTGTTATGGGGAGCCGGGTTATCGCCTCCTCCAACCCCGCGCCCGATGCCCCGATAAATTACATGGAGGGAGCGGTGACGGATTATTCGGATGTCAATCTGACCGTGAATGTCGATTGGTCCGTCGCGGTCAACGACCCGGCCGGCGGCCCGGGCCCCTTCGCGACCTGGGAACTGGCCTGGGATTGGGGGTTTGCCCTGAGATCGGACCTGATCCCTCAGCCCGCCGACGGTGCTGTGCCCTCTTACCAGCTTTCAACCCTGGCCCTTGCCGGGGGAAATTATGAGGTTTGCGTGACCGCGATCGATGCGGCCGGCAATGAAAGTAATTGGAGCAACTCTGCACCTTTTTATATTCCTGCCTCCCCTCACAATTTGAGGGCGCAGTAAAGGAGAAATCGAAGTGGCTCACATCCCGACCCTTTTTCAGCGCCCGGACAAGATCGAGAAACCACTCTATGTCCTGACCACGGTCTTCAACTCGGTCCGATACCGATCGCGCTGGAAGATTTACGAAGACTTCGCCCGGTCCTGCGAAAATACCGGCGCGATTCTTTACACCTGCGAAGTTGCGTTCGGAGAGCGGGAGTTTGCCATCACCCAGGCCGGAAATCCCCGTCACCTGCAGCTCCGGACCTCCCACGAGCTTTTCTATAAGGAAAACACCCAAAATCTCCTGGCTCAACGGCTCCCGGCCGATGCGGCATATATCGCCTGCATGGATGCCGATATCGCTTTGATGCGGAGGGATTGGGCGGATGAGACCATTCACCAGCTCCAGCATTTTCCCGTCGTTCAAATGTTCTCGGAGATCCACAACCTGGACAGTAATCACGAGCTCATGAGCGGCGGCCAGAGCTTCGCGACCACCTGGAAGAAACAGGAAATACAGAAGTTTCAGAAGATGATGGACCCGAGCTGCCAGCCGTATCCCTACTCCATGACCGGAGTGAAATATCCCGGACCCCCGGGCGGAGATTTTGCGTACAGGAGAGAAGCCTGGGACGGCCTGGGCGGCCTCCTGGATTTCTGCGTCCTGGGAAGCGCCGACCTGTATATGGCTTTTGGCCTGATCGGCCTGGCGGATAAGCTGCCCTGGAAGAAATTTCACCCGGCTTACCCCGAGCAAATCGTCAACTGGATGCGCAGGGCGCAGACCACTCAATGGCAAGAGCGGCCGCTGGCCGGAAACGTCGGCGTCGTCCCCGGCCTGGCCATGCACTACTGGCACGGTTCCTGGGTGGGGCGGCAGTACAACACGCGGAACAACATTCTGATCCGAAATCAGTTCAACCCGCTGGTCGATCTCAAAAGGGACCGGCAGGGTCTATACCAGCTAACGTCTAACAATCCTCAGCTCCGGCGCGATATTCAGAAGTATTTCAGCGATCGGAACGAGGACATTCCAACAATCAAGTCTTAGAGGGGGAAAGAAAGATGCGACCGAAGAAACCTTTTGTAACCATCGAGGGCGACAACCCTCAGCAAATCATGGCCCGCCTGGGCTGGATGATCGGATTCGACCAGAAGCATGTAATTTGGGTATTCGGGATTCTCCCGAACAGCCCCGCGGCCAAGGCCTGGGGCGTAAGCGTTCCCAAGCTGACCTGGGTGATCGCCGAATTCGACGGGACCATCGTCAAGACGGAAGTGGCGCTCCAGTCCGAGCTGACGGAGTGGTACCAGGAGATCCTGGCGGCCTAACGCTTAACCCCTAACTTCCTCCTGGAGGGAAAAATGAAAGCTCATCCATTTGGCTGGCGTAAAGATCCCTATGATCACTTTGACTGGATTCATCAGCCGTCCGGCCTCGTCGTCCCGCAGAAATTCAGCCTCGAACAATACGCCTGCAATGTCCGCGACCAGGGGAATGAAGGCTCCTGCACCGGCTTCGGCCTTGCGGGTCAATGCACTTCCGTCGCCAAGAAGATCCCCCTTCACCCGAAAGAATGGTTCTCGCCGAGAGATATCTACAACGGCGAGCGTACGGTCATGGGAACCCTCAGCTATGATTCCGGCGCCGAGCCGCGCGACGGCTATAAGTGGATCTCCAAGATGGGACTGATTTTAGACCACTTCTGGCCCTATGTAGACGCGCCCCTCGACACCAGGCAGAGAAACCCGAAGCTCACCCCGGCCGCCCTTCTCACCCTGCCCATCACGTACACCCGGGTCACCGGGGGAATACCGGCGATCATCGACGCCCTGGCTGCCGGTAACTTCCTGTCGATCGGCGCGCCCTGGTACGAAAACTGGATGGATATTGGCGCGAACGGCGTCCTCCCTCCCGTTGGAAAATCAGCGGTCGCCGGCGGGCACGAAACTTTCTGGTACGGCTACGACCAAAGTACCAGCTATCTGAAAGGGCAGAACTCCTGGGGCCTCTCCTGGGGAAATGCCGGCAGGTACCTGATGCCCTTCTCGGCCATCACCAACTTCCTCGCCGATGGCGGGTACGACGTTTATTACATCACCGTGGGCTGGAAGCCCGTCGTCCAAGGAGAGAAACCGTGACCTTTGAAGACGTTGGAAAGAAAATCCTTCAGTACGCGCCGACCGCGGCAAGTCTGGCCGGTCCCTTCCTCGGCCCGGTAGGTCCGCTTCTACCGATCGCCGTCAAGGCCCTGTCCTCGATTTTGGGCGTCACCGACCCGGCGCCGACTCCGGACCAGCTCCATGCGGCCCTCGAAACGGCCGTCACGAGCGATCCGAATTTCGTGGCCAAGCTGTCACAGGCCCAGGCTGATTTCCAGATGGAGCAAATGAGGCTTGAATTCGCGGACCTGGCCAACGCGCGCGATCGACAGCTCCAGCATGAGAAGGTCACCGGGAAAAGTGACTACAACCTTTACGTTCTCGCGTGGATGTTTGTGGGGGGATTCTTCGCGACCTTAATCGTCATGACCATCTTCATCTTCACCGGGGTCTTCCCGAAAGACATCTCGCCGGCGGCGCTGTATCTCCTGGGGAACCTCAACGGGACCCTCACGGCAGGGGTTGGCGCCGTCGTTCAGTATTTCTTCGGCAAAAACAAAGACTCCGCGCTGCACAATCAGCAGCTCGCGGATTCCATCCCCTTCTCGCAGCTCGATAAGCTCAAGGGCGCGCTCGGTCAAGCGGGAGGAAAAACTTAGCAAAATAGCAGAAATTTAACGGTTTCACGATTTTAAAATTTCACAAGTTGCGTTCAAGAGGCCTGGGGGGGCTGACCCGCCAGGCCTTTTTGTTTGTGGGAAGACCGTAAAGTCGGCTCCCAAAATCACGCAGGGAAGACCGTAAAGTCGGCTCCCGAGGAGGATGTATGGAAGTAGCAGTACAGGCAGCACCCGAAACCACGTTGCCCGCGCACGTGCGCGTGCAGGGAGAAGCGGCCGACGCCCTTCACCGGAAGATGTACCCGGAACAATACCCGAATGCTGATGGCCCGCAGACCGGCAAAGAAGTCGTAGCCGGCGCAGCCAAACCAGAAGAGGGGAAGGAGACGCCCACAGCCAGACAGCCCGAAACAGTCAAGACAGGTGAAGAAGGGAAAGTCGCAGCACCCGGACCCGACGAGTGGAAGCAGAAATACGACACACTTCAAGGCAAATACAACGCCGAAGTGCCGCAGCTCCACGCCGCCGTAGCCGGGCTCCGCAATCAGCTCCATGACACCTTGGCGAAAGTCGAGACCCTGGAAGCGGAGAAGGCACAGGCCGCGGCGGGAAAAGAAGCAGGGGAAAAGAAAGACCCGGGCGAGGAAGAAATCACCGATCCGAAGCTCAAGGCCTTTTCGGAAGAATACCCCGACATCTTCGATGCCGTGAAGAAAATGGTCACACCCAAGGCGCCGGAAACCGCCAAGGCACCGGACCCGAATAAGGGACCGGCCCCGGAGGCAAAAGGAACCGACGGAAGACAGACCATGCTCTATTACCTGAACCGCGACATGCCCACTTGGAGGGACGTAAACAGGGACCCCGCATTCATAAGGTCCCTCCAGGAGACGGACCCGCTCACCGGGATGAGCAAGATGGAAGCCCTGAACCTGGCGTACAGCGCCAACGACTTCACCACCGTCTTAGGCTTTTTCCGCGATTTCAGACCCGCAGATCCCGGGGCAGACCCCGGAAAGAAAGAAAACCTCGAAACGGGCCGGGAGCTTACCGCAGAGGAAAAAGCCCTCGCACCGCCCAAAGGAAACCGCGCACCGGCGCCTCTTAACGAGGGAGCCCAGGGAACGGTGACGCCCAAGGACCTGGAGAATTTCTACATCCAGGCCCGAAAGCAGCTTTGGGGCCCGATCGATGGCCAGAAATACCGGACAGAGGAAGCGCGGCTACTCGCCGCGCTCATGAAAAACAAGAATTAGCCAGGGGGGAGAAAGTCGTGAGAAATCATGGCTGGTATGCCCATAGGCCCGGGTAACCCGGACTACTCAGTTACAGGAACCTCTCAATTCATACCCGAGATTTGGTCGGGGAAGATGCAGATCAAGTTTTATGCGGAAACGCACCTGACCGAGATCTGCAACACCGATTGGGAAGGCGAAATCAAGAAGATGGGAGACACCGTCATCATCCGGTCCATCCCGTCGATCACCATCAACGACTACGTCGTCGGGCAGAAGCTCTCCTACGAGCGCCCGGTCTCTCCGTCCCTCACCCTGTCCATCAACCAGGGGAAATATTGGGGGATCGAGTTGAATGACGTCATGAGGGTCCAGAGTGACCTTCCCCTCCTCGATAAGTGGACGGACGACGCTGCCCGGCAGCTCAAGATCAAAGTGGAAAAGGCCTTCTGGTCCGATTCCACGATTTACAGCGGCGCGGATTCGAACAACGTCGGCGCGACCGCCGGCGCGATCTCCGCAGGCTTCAACCTCGGAGTCTCCGGAACCCCGATCCAGATCACCAAGGTCAACGTCCTGGATTATATCGTCGATTGCGGAAACGTGCTCGACGAGCAGAACGTCCCGGAAGAAGGCCGATGGATGGTCGTCCCCGCGTGGGTGGCCGGGCTCATCAAAAAGTCCGACCTCAAAGACGCGGCCCTGACCGGCGACGGGAAATCCGTTCTCCGCAACGGCCGAATCGGCGGGATCGATCGGTTCACCCTTTTCTCCAGCAACCTCCTGTACTCGGTCAGCGACGTGGGGACGGACTATTACATCCCGTTCGGGCAGAAGAATGCCCTCTCCTTCGCCTCTCAGATCACCGAGACGGAAAAACTCCGGAATCCCTATGACTTCGGGGACATCGTCCGAGGCCTCAAGGTGTACGGCTACAAGCCCACCAAGAAAGAAGCCTACGGATTCATGTACGCCCGGAAATAACGCAACGACTTAACCACCTGCCGGGCCTCTTCGGAGGCCCGCAACTCTCTCCTCAGAAAGGAGCCAGTCATGGCTTTTGATGTTGATTTAACCACACGGGAAAATGCCTGCGAGCCGGTTGACGGCATCGGCAAGGTCTTCCTCATGCAAAAAACGGTCGATTTCACGGTCGCAGCGAATCAGGTCGCTCTGAACAAAACTCTGGCCCTCTTCAAGGTGCCGGCCGGCGTCGTAGTCCTCGAAGCCGGGTACGACGTGACCACGCAGGAGGCCAACGTAACCGACGTTGACCTCGGGGTGTTCAGCACGGCGGGTTCCCCCGTGGACGCAGACGGCCTCTTAAACGGCGGAAGCCTGGCGACCGCCGGGGTCATCCGGCAGGTCGGATCACCGGCTTACGCCCTACCGGCCGGGTACGTCTCGGCGACCGACGAAGTTATCGCCCTCACGAACAATGACGCCGACACGATCGCCACGGCCATTGTGGCCTTCTACGCGCTCTGTATGGATTGCAGAGCCTAAACGGAAGGTTCAGAGAAGCAAAGGTCAAAGGTTCAAGGTCAAAGGTCAAAGGACCTCGAACCTTGAACCTGTTTTTTGACCTGTCTTTAACCTCAACCCGGGCCCGGGAGAAGGCCAACTCCCGGGTCCACCAAAAGGAGAAACTAAAATGGGCAGACGAGAAGAATTTTCAGTAGGCCAGCTTTACATGGTCGGCATCTCGACGGACGTCAGCACCACAGACACCGTCCTGGTCCTGGCGCGCAACGCGGCCGGAGACATCATCCTTTGCAGCGGCAGCACGATCCCCACAGCCGGGGATTCCGGCTTCGCCATCGGCTGTATCTTTGTCAAATCAAACACCGGAACCATTTACCTCAACGGAGGAGCTGGTACCGCCACTTCCTGCGCTTTCGCGCTTCTCGGCTCGGCCGTCGCCCCCGGGGCGATCACCGCGACCGAGCTCGCATCGAACGCCGTCGCCGCCGTCAAGATCCTGGCCGGCGCGGTCACTCCCGTAAAAATGGGGGTACTCACCAAGGTAACCGAGGCCACTGACGGAGGCATCACCGTTCTCGCGGCCGATCTGCTCAAAGGGTACCTGGAGAAAACGAACTGCACCGTCGGAGGGAAAACGCTGACCTTCGACACCGCGGTCGCCATTCAGGCCGCCTTTGTCGCAACCACCGGGGCCTGGTTCGATTGGGAGTTTTCCAACATTTCCACTCAGACCATCACCCTCACCCTGGGCGTCGGCGTGACCCTGAAGGGCACCGCAGCGGTACCCACCGGCAAGACCGCCAAGGTCCGGTTTATCAACACCGGGGCCGGCGCGATCGATGCCGTCATCGGCTTAGCAGCGTAACCTTTGCCGGGGGATATGCAGTTAAGGGGACCCCTTAACTGTATATTCTCCCGCTGAATCCTGGGGGGAAAAGAAAATGGGAAGCACGAACAGCGAACAGGTTGAAATGGCCATCGAGGATCAAAACCGGCTGGCCAAGGGCAAAGCGGAAATGGACGCACTCATGAAGAGATACGGGTTGAAGCTCGACGTGGGGCTGATCATCCGGCCGGGCAACATCGAGCCCCTGGTCCGGATTGTCCTCGATCCGAATTTCATCTCCTTTCCAGCAAGCCCGTTCGGACACAAGAACAACGGCTAAAACCGGCGAAGAACGGCGAACAACGGCTAAAGAGGGAACCATGACGCAATCTCAAATTATTCTCGGTGTGCGCGCGAGGCTCGGCGACCTGAACAAGCCTTTTCTCTGGACCGACGACGAGCTCACCGAATACGAAAACGAGGCCATCAACGAGGTCTCCGACCAGAAGAAGCTCTTTCTCGAATCGAATCTTAACCCGATGTGCCATATCCCGATCGCAGCGGTCGACGCGACCGGGGATTATGCCTATGACACCCGGATCACCGAGATCCTTCGGGCCAAGATCCGGAGCCAGAAGCTCTATCTCTGGAGGACGGACAAGCTCACCCTCGACCTCAACAATCCTGATTGGATGCACCTTACGCCGACCACGCCGCGCTGGTTCATCACCGATTACCAGACCGGGCTCATCACCATCGTACCGAAGAGCGACGTGGACGACTTCATCGATCTCACGGTCTACCGGATGCCGCTCACACAGATGGACGCGGCCGCTCCGGACGCCGTCCCTGAAATTCAGGTGCGTCATCACCCGCGAATTTACAACGGAATCATGGCCAGGGCCTACCTCAAGGAAGATACGCAATGTCTCGACCCCAAGAAGGCCGAAAGCCATCAGGCCAGGTGGGAAAGGGACATGGTCGAGATCGCCAAGAGCCGGCAGAAGTTTCAGGATTCGTATCAATTCATGCAAGCCAACTATGGGGCCGTATGAAAAACCTCGCTAAACCCTTATTCGACATCCGGTACTTCCAGGGCATCAATAATCACGATGATGCGGAGAAGGTCCTCCCCAGGGGCGGAAAGTCCTTTCTCACGGCCGGGGTCAACATCGACCTGGACAACGTGGGGATGATTCACCGCCGGGAAGGATACGCCGCGCCCGATTTTTCCGCATCCGGAGTTCATTCGCTCTGGTCCAACGGAGCCACCTGTCTCTTTGTCGAAAATCCAGACCTCAAGATCCTGGGGGTTGATTTCAGCGCCACCGTCATCCGGGCCGGAGTGGGGCAGAGCAGAATGGTCTACGCCGACGCGGCCGGCCGGGCCTACTACACAAATGAAATGGTCATCGGTTACGTGGAGAACCGCGTGGGTTATCTCTTTCAGGAACCCACCATGACCTACCGGATCATCATGCCTTCCGGCCATCTCATCGAGTGGTTCAACGGCCGCCTCTACGTGGCCAGACAAAATCAGATTTGGGCCTCCGATCCCATGTTTCCCGGGCAGACCCACGAGCTCGAAGGATTCAAGGCCTTTGCCGGGCGTCTCACGATGATGCGCGGCATAAAAGAAACCGGCCTGGTCATCTCGGACGGCTTCGGCGTCTATCTTCTCTCCGGGCTCGATTTCAAGGATTTCACCGTCAACAAGCTCGCCGACTTCCCCGCGATCCAGGGCACCGATGTAAAGATCGACGGCTCCAAGGTCGGGAAGGGATTTGCCGGCGAAATGGTTATGTGGCTCTCCCCGAAAGGAATCTGCGCTGCAGGGAAGGGAGGATTTTTTCAGGCCTTCACCCTGGACTACTACCACCCCGTAAGCACGAACGAGGGCAGCGCGATCGTCCGGGAGGCCAAAGGACATTATCAATACCTCGTGACCCAGGGAATGGATCCGGAATCCGTAAATCTGGCCGCCCCTGGCTTCGAGGGGGATTGCCTGATCGAGGCACAGATCCCATGAGCGACTAACGATATCACCGGCGATATCAATTCATTCGAAAAGGAGAAAACCATGTCTCTCGTATTAAGCACCGGATTAAGAAATTACCTCTTGGGCGGGGGATCCGTCCGCCAGGCCTTCGACGATGCCCTTATCAACATTTACAGCGGGGTTGCCCCGGCAACGGTTGACGAGCCGCCTTCAGGTGTCCTTCTCAACACCATCACCAAGGCCTCCGGGGCCGTCGCCTCGGGCGCCAGGTCCACGCGACAGATCGGGCTCATCACCATCGGCTCCGATCTCCCCGCGCAAACCTTCATCATCAACGTCACGGTCGATGGGGTAGGTCCTACCGGCTACACCTACACCATGACCCCCGATGACACGACCATCGCCCTGGTCGCCCTGAAGGTCGCACGGATGCTCAACGATATCCCGCAGCTTTGCGCAATCGCGTCCGGAAGCGACGGGAACATCTTTGTGGCCTCCGAGTTCGCCGGCCTTTCCTTCACGATCGCCAACGGCGGAGGGACGGGAACCATTTCCGCCCTTACCAGCTCGGTAGTCGCTGCGACCCTCGTTAACAGCCTCAAATTCGGGGCCCCGAGCGCGGGAGCGGAAGCGAAAAATAGCGATATCTGGTCCGGCGTCTGCCTGGCCGATGGCACGGCGGGATACTTCCGCCTGGTCACGACCCGCGACGACGGCCTCCAGAGCGCGACCGAATACCGGATTCAGGGGAACGTCTCGACGAGCGGCGCCGAGCTCAACCTGAGCAATATCAACTTCTCGAATGGTGCAACGGAAACCATCGATTCTTGCCAGTTCACCGAGCCGGCGAGCGACTAACAGCCAAAACCCAAAGGAGGGATGACCCATGGCTCTCACATGCACTCTATCCGCCCATTTCAAGTACCAGCTTGGAAAAAAGGCTATCGATCTAAGCGCGGACTCCATCAAGGTACTCCTGATGAGATCCGGCTTTTCTTTCGCCGCCGGAAAACACCTGCAAAAAATCAACATCAAAGGCACGATCACGAGGACCGACCTCACCTTTGCCGCTGCCGGCAAAACCATCACCACGGTCGGCGGGAATTTCCTGACCGCCGGTTTCGTGATCGGCAATCAGCTCACCATTTCCGGGTCCGCGAGCAATAACGAAGTGGCCTCTCTGACCATCGCCAACGTCAGCGCCCTCGTCATCACCACGAACGAGGCGATCGTGAACGAAGCGGACGCCAACTCGATCACCATCACCTGCACCGACGAACTGGTCACCGGGAACGGCTACACCCAGGACACCATGACCCTCGCGGGCGTGACCTGGGCCGAGGATGACGTAAACCTGTGGGCTTTGATGTCCGCGAACAATGTTGTGTGGACCGCAAACGCGGGCTCCGGGATCGGACCCACGCCCCAGGCGATTCTCTACGATGATACGTCGGCGGACAAGACGATCGTCGGCTGCATCGATTTCGGGGGGAACCAGACCGCTCCGAACGGCGCGCAGTTCACCATCAGCAACGAACAGCTCAAGATCGCTTGAGCAAAAAAGGGGGGGAAGATGAGTACCGCATTGAAAGTAAGCGAGAGGGACAACTACGGCCAAACGGCCCTTGATATCATCGGCGAATCCACCATTCTCACGGCCGATGACCTGAATGTTATCGGCGAGCTCAAAGACGAGCTCGTCAATAACTTCATGCACGCCCAGGTCTTCAGGACCCGCACGGAGATGGAAGTCTCTGTCCTCAACGACATGAACTTCCCGACTCCGGACGCCAAATTCTGGCAATGCCAGAGGGAGCAAGGCGTTCATTTCCATGAGCTGGTCATGCTCTCCTATGAATACCGGAAGAGCTTGGTCGAGATTAAGAAGCTCAAGAGAAAGCTGGAGAGCGAGCAAGACGAACTTGAGCGGGAGCTGATTCAGATCGAGATCGAGAAGCTGACCTTTATCGCCCGGAACCAGGAGAAGGTCGGCAAGGACCGCATCCGGGAAGTGCGCGAGTGGCACGAGATCAAAGAGCGGCTGAAACCGCAGATGATCCACAGCCTGGAGGACGTGAACGAACACCAGCTCGTCTCCTATACTCGCCGGTTCATCTACCAGTACCTCGCCATGGGGGAATCCGGATCCCCGGGGGAACGGCAAAACCTGACGAGCCAGATGGACATGGCCATCCAGGCCTGTATTTCAAAGAAGTGCATCGGTCCGATTTTAGCGGACCTCAGCCCGCATTTTCGGGCGCAGATCGCCAATAAGTACCAGATCAACGCTAAGGACCTCATGGGGAGATAAATGGCTGCTTCTGGATTCTGGAGACTGGCCAATATGAACGTCGCGCGGACGGCCGCCGGCGCAGCGGGAAACCAGCTCGCAGGCCTCGCATTCGGCGGGGCTACGACCTATAACACCCCGCTCAATTCGACCGAAATATTCAATGCCGTCACCTGGTCTTATACCGGAAACCTGAATAGCCCCCGGCAGGATATTGCCGGGTTCGGTACTTCCTCCGCGGCCATGTGCTGCGCTGGCTATACGGGGTCCATCTATTCCAACGCCTCCGAAATCTTCAACGGAACCGTCTGGACGGCCGGGAATTCTCTAAACAATCTCCGGTCGCAGCTCTTGGGCGGCGGCAGCACAATGTCGGCTTTCGCTGTCGGCGGCTATAACGGCACCACCACTTATAACGCGACCGAGAAATTCAACGGGATCGTATGGTCAAACGCGGGCAATTTAGTGACCGCCAGAAGGATGCCGGCGGGAGGCGGAAACGCGACCTCCGCCTTTATCACCGCGGGCGCCGGGAATCTTGCATCGAGCGAAATCTATGACGGCAATATTTGGGCGACCCGGGGAAGCATAAGCTCCGGGAGAGTGGCGCCCGCAGGATTCGGAGCGTCCGGGTACAGCGGCCTTGTTACCGGCGGAAACGACGGAGCGCAGAACTGGCTCCGGACCGAGACCTTCGACGGGAACGTATGGACCATCGCGGGCTCCTCTCCGATGACCGGCTCGAACACCTATCAGTACCGGGCCGTCGGAAGCGGGGATCTCACGAATGGCGGCATTATTCTCGGTGGGGATGGCGGCGGAGGCGGCGGGCAGACCTCCACGGCGGGCTGGTTTACCAGCCTTCAAAGCTACTCCTGGATGACACAACCCCTCACCGCGACCGGACGCTACCAGCACGGCCAGGCGGGAGGAACCAATCAGGATGTCATCGTCTTCGGCGGGACCAGCCTCATAACCACGACCGAAAGATGGAATGGCATTTCCTGGGCGGCGGGCGGCGGCCTGAGCCAGGGGAAAAACTACCCGGCCGGGACCGGGGATGCGGTCACGACGGCCCTCTGCATCGCCGGAAACAACGCTGGATATCTGACCCGCGTTGAGGCCTATAACGGCACGAACTGGTCAACCCTCTCAGGCGTCCTCAACACGGCAAGAGACGAGCTCGCGGCAGCCGGGAACGCTTCGGCCGCCTTATGCTTCGGCGGATATACCGGCGCGGCCTCGCTGGTCACGGAATCCTTCAACGGAACCACCTGGGGCGCGGTCAATAACCTCCAGACAGCCAAGTATCAAAACAACGGATGCGGCTCCCAGGGCGCGGCGATCTGCGTCGGCGGCTATGGCCCGGTAAAGCGGACCGAATTATGGGGCGGGGTAACCTGGGCCAACTCCGGGGATCTCAACACGGCCAACTCCCAGGCCTCTCTCTCGGGCTCTTCCACCAGCGCCAGAATCGCCCGCGGAGGAACCTACCTTTGTATTTCCGAAGTATGGACCGGATCAGCCTGGAGCGCCTCGCTTGTTCCCAATATCGGGGCAGCCTATGTCGGTTGTGGCCCGGGCGGCACTTCTACGGGAATGCTCGTAACCGGCGGCCAGATCAATACCGTCGGCACCATGCAGTATCCTTCCGAAATCTACACCGGCGCCCTCCCGGTCATCATCAACCTCTCCGGGATTTCATTCGTCGCCAGCGGATCGGATCTGATTCAGCAAGGGTTTGCTCCGCCATGGATCGCCACGGGCGCCCTCACGTCGCCCGCGAAATACATCGGCCCCTTCATTGACGAGAAATACGGCGGCGTCCTTCACTCCACGGTCGCGAGTCTTTCGACCAACCAGGGGATCATGTCACCCTTCAACCTGGTCGGCATCCCCTTCGTCACGACCGCTACGCTCAGCGCGGCGCTCCACGTCACGGCAAACCTGATCGCCACGCTGCCCATGCTTCAGTTTTCCGCCCTTCTCGCGGAACGCAGCGGAAGGATAAGGGCCTTTCTTCCCTCTCTCGAATTCACGAGCCACGGAATCAACGGCGCCGTCGGAAGGATTTCCGCGGATCTTCCCATGCTGCTTTTCCAGTCAACCGGGCTTACAGGGGCGGTCGGGCGACTCGCCGGGACGATCCCCTCTCTGATTCTCTCCGCAACCGGATGGCCGGTCGGCGTCGGCAAGATCAACCTTTCGCTGCCCATGCTCCGGATGCTCGCCCATGGAGGCCTTCTTTACCCATATTACAAGGCCATCGCCGTGAATCCTCACATTCTCGGGGTTACCGAATACCTGGATTTCCCCTTCAATTCCTTTGCCTATTTCAACGGGGTTTATTTGGGCGCGAGCTACGCCGGGATTCATCGGCTGGTCGGAGGGGACGATAACGGCGCCGGCGTCGACGCGGATTTCAAACTCGGGAAGATCCCGCTCGATCTGAACAAGGTCCGCGATATTTGGGTTCAGGGAAGGGCCACCGGGGATCTCCGCGCCAGCGTATCGGCCGACGAGGGGCTCGATTCGTTTTTCGAGGAAGATTATCTCCTTACGGTTTTAGGGCAAGATCGCGCCATCCTGCCGCGCGGCCTCAAGCCGGTTTATATCCAGGTGGGAGTTTTCAATGAAGACGGAGCTGACTTCGACATCGATGCGATTCAGATCGTCGGGGAAGCAATCCAAAGGAAGAAGCGTTGAGTGTTGCGTATCGATTATTCGGAGACATCGACATCGCCGCGTCGCTTCGGGGGGAAGCGAGACGGCTCCTTTTTATCCTCACCGAGCGGCTGAATAACCTTCAGATCGATACGGGAACTCTCGCCCGAAGCTATCCCGACGGCAGCACGATCCGGGTCACCCGAAATGCCCTGGGCTTCGATATCATGGAAATAACCGCGGGCGCCGGCGGCGGGAAGCAGGCGGTCAAGAGCAAAACCTGGCTCATCTTCCTTTTCTACACCCCCACGAAATTCAAGCTCTATACCCTGTCAACGGGCAAAGGCGGGACCACGTTACTCGAACGATCGAGTTTGCCCGCGAATTTCCCCCTGCCTTATACCTGGTACAGCAGCTACGCGAACGTGGGCAAAGACCCGACCCCGGCCGTCATTTCCAACCGGTCCCAAAGCTATCACTTCATCAACACCGTGGTCGACCCGCTTCTTTCCCCGGCCGGAAACGGCTACGACGACTGGCATTATCACAGCCTTTACTTCAGCCCCGGCGGATGGTGGGACGACGGGGCCCGGCGCGAGTCGCCGACCGCGTTTCCTACCCTCAACAAAGTGCATTTTTCCATTTCTCCCTACACGGCCTATCCTCTGACCGCGATCATATTCCGGGAGGGGGGAATCCTCCAGCCCCTCCGTCAATACTCGGCGGAGACTTCTCTCTACCCTCTGTCAAAGGGCACCGTCATCGTCGAAACCGAAATCGCCAACGCTCTCCCGGGAGATTATGGCCGTAAAGGCTATACCTTCGACGTGGCCACGGGGACCTATGCGGCCTCCTGGAAAGAGCGCGTCAATATATCCGGAATCGCCGCCCCCACGGTTGTAAGCAATCAGGGCGTGCCCTGGCTCGGCTGGTTTCTCTTTCCCTGGACCCCGTACCTCCACGAGATCTCGGCCTTTCAGATTTTGCCTTCAGGCGTGGATCAAAACGGATCCGAATACGTTCAGCCGGGGATCGCCAGCCCGGCGACCTACGCCCTGAACTTTATCAACTCGCTCGGCGCACAGATTCTAAACGCCTTTCTGAGCGAGCAGGCGACCTTCAATTACAACGGCGGCCAGTATTCGACCTCCTCCACCAATTCCCAAGGGACCTTGATCTCGGTCAAGGGGGGCGGCCCGTTTGGAAACCTCATTTGGAGCGGCGCCTGGATCGACTGGCAGGACCCGAACAAACACAATACCGGGCCTTTCGACTACGTCATCACCAACCTGGCGAATCAATCAATCGCCGCCTCGGGGTCCGGGACCTTTTTCACTCCGATCGGGTCGGTAGGGAACCAGAAGATTCTCAAGATTCAAAATGATTTCACCCTCAGCCAGCTCTGGCAGCTTGCCAACAGCGACACCTGCGAGAAGAGCACGACCCTCCCCTGGCAATACTATTTCTGGTGGTCGGGGATCGAAGAATACTGGATGCCTGACGGGGACTATACCGACAACACCAGCGGGACCATGAACTATTCCACCAGCGAAGGCCGGACGCTCACCATAACGCAAAAGCTCATGTTTATGGATCAGATCCTCGAGACCCTGTTTTCGACGCTGACGTATAGCTACGCAAATACGCAGAAGGGATCCGGATCTTTTTCCTGGACGTTTCACAACACTTCCAATCTTCCCCTGTCGATCAGCGGATCTTACAGCTCCAGCCCGGGATCCGCCCAGGTCACGCAGAACGTCTCCGCGACCGCGCAGAGGAATATCCAGGCCGTCGAGGTCCTGGATTTCGACAGCCATCCCAACGGGAACTTCATCGTGATCTATAAGAAAATCACGATCGCGCACACCCAAAACAACGCGGCGACGGCATCGGGCGCAAACGCGCCGCAGGGACCGACGCGGGAAGCCGAAAGGTTCCCCTGGCCAGCCGTCGGGGCCCCGGCGGAGAGTTTTCAAGTCACCGGTACCCGCAAGGTCGAATATTTCCTTTTCTGGCAGAACGCCGCGGGGAAAGGCGAAAGGGTAAAGCTCGCCGAATTCAACTCGACCGTCTCGGGGAACGGAAGCAATCTCATCCACACCGCGACCGGGCAGCGGATCTACGGGGTGACCTGCCAGGTAAGCAGGAACATGATCGCTTATCACTACCTTCTTGAAACGTACTCCGGCACGCCCTCCGCGCCGGCCTACGATTCACCCATGAACTTCGAAGATTACAGCTACCAGGGGAACGTCCGCCAATGGACCCCGGCGGGCATCGTGGTCGGCTGCGTCCCCGATACCACCAGCGTCACAAGCAGGGTTCAGAAATCATTCGCCGCGGAACCGAACGCGCTTATCTACTCCATCGGAATGCACCAGGGTTCGGAAATCGAAGAGGAGGTACTCTAATGGGCCAGTTTGCCAACCCCGAAGTAACCACAGATGACGTCGAAGAAATCATGACCGTCGCGGAAAATACGGTCGTCGCGCGTTTTGACCAGGTTTCGGCCTACGCGGATAACGCCATGAAGACGGCCATGGAAATGCTCGGCGAGCTCGAGAAGGCAGCCGAGGATTTCGATTTCACAGTTCCCTCGATCGGCGGCTTCTTCCCGGCGCCCATCTCGCTCAATTTCAACATCGGGGATCCCCCGGTCCGCCCGGATATCAACATGGCCCTCCCGCAATTCCCCGAGGCGCCTATCCTCGCGGCGATCGGGCTCATGACGAACATCGAGAGTTACCTCCAGGCCGTACTCACAAATGGGGCCCCGGCCGTCAATCCCGCCGTTGAAATGCAGATCTGGCAGCGCGGACAGGAACGCGATCAGCTCGCCCGGGATGCAGCCAGGGCGAACCTTGCCGCCGAGTGGGCCAAGCGCGGTTTCGACCTTCCGGATGGAATCCTCGTGGCCACGCTCACCCAGGAAGAGGTCGACTACCGGAACAAGAGGCTCGACCTCTCCCGCGATATCTCGATCAAGCAGTACGAGACGGCATTCGAGAATACCAAATTTATCATCGGCTCCATCCTCAAGATGGAGGAGGCCATCATCCAGGCGGTTTCCGAGGGAAACAAATCCCTGGTCGCCCAATACGGCGCCGAGGTCGATGGCTTCAAGGCCCAGGTCACGGCGGCCGTCGAGACGGTCAAAGCGTTCGTCGATCGCTACAAGGGAGAGGGCGAAGTCTACAAAGCCAAGGCCCAGGCCCAGGCGGCGATCGCCGAGGTCGATGTGAAAATGGCCGAGGCCATGATCAACGTCGCGATTGCGCAGCTCCAGCTCTATCTCAAACAGGCCGAGCTCAAAATGACCGGCGCCGAGGTCGAGGCGAAACTCCGGGTCTCTGCCGCGGAGGCGGGCGGACGGATCGCGGCGGCCCTGGCCAGCGGAGCATTCTCCGGTATTTCGGTTCAGGCTCACCTTTCCGCATCCGGCAGCACGCAGAAGAACTACACCGGCAGCGAACAGCTCTCGGAAACTCATTACTTCACGGAGAAATAGGAGGAGATCATGGGATCCTGGCACGAATGGGTCGAAGACAAAGTCAAAAACGCCCTCAGCAACGACAGCGAAAAGCACGATTACACCAGCCTTATTCCGCAGCGGAATCCCAATGATCCCGCAGATCGTGCCCTGAAGGCGGCCGGCGCGGGTATTTACTCCGGTGTCGCCGGCGAGACGCCCGCCAAGGTCGGGACCGCAATCCAGGACACCGGGCTCGCTCCGGAAACGGGCGGCGCCATCCGGGCCTTCGGGGAAGCCAACAAGATCCCCGCGAATTACCCCACAGGATGGGAGCGCGGGATCCACAACGTCGCCGAAGGTGTTAGCTCGAATTTGGCGATACCGGCCGTCGCTGGACTAACAGGTGCCGGGATGATACCCGGGGCGATCGCCGACACCGTGGCCAACCAGTTCGCCGGCAGCCAGCGGGCCAACGAAGCGAAGCTCCCCCAGGTCAAGGAGGCCATCCCTCCCGATATGGCGATCGGTCACACGCCCGGAAGCTACCCCCTGGCCAATGCAGCCTTAAACCCGCCGCCGGCGGCCTCTCCAGCGGTACCCGAAACGAGGCCTGACGAGCCCATTTACGTCGGCAGCGGACGGGGAACACCGCTCCCCCCAGGGCCGCAGGTACAGGGCGGAGACGGGGGAACGATGCCCACGACCGCGATCCAGGATTTCTCCCGCAACGACTTCAACCGATGGGACGTGGCCCGAGGCCTCCAGCAGAACGGCGTCAACGTGCCCACGATGACCCGCGCGGAAATGGTCGCAGCTCTGCAGCCGCAACCCGGGCGCGGAGGGATCGCCAACCTCGGAACGATGCCCGACAAGCAGCTCCGGGATCTGATGGACCGGCATGGCCTTAATTATTTCAAGATGTCCGATGAGGAGATGCAAAAGGCCTACGCGCCTTTCGATCGCTCTCAAGCAGGTGGAACTCCCGGCGGAAATTCCTATACGGTCCCTCCGGAAAAAGAAGCCGCCTTCACCGCTCGAATTAAAGAACTCGGCGGATCTGATAAGGCCTTTCATCAAGCCGCGAAAGAATTCGGTTTGACGCCCGAGAAGCAGCCGGCCCCGAGGGGTACGGCCCTTTTCACCGGCGACGAGGGGAAGGCCAGCCCCGGCGCGGTGCCCACGTCCGCCGACGAACGCCGAAACATGGGCTACCGGATGCTTCAGCAATACATGCAAAACCCCGAGAAATATGGTCCTCACTTCGGGGTAAATGCCATCAACTCCATCCACGCGATCGGTCCGGATATCGAACTGCCCGCGAATGCGGAATCTAACCGCAACCTCCAGGGAGCCCAGGCCGAAGAGGCGAGGGCTAAGAGCACGCTCGTCCCATCACAGATCAATGAAAACGAAGCCCGTGCCGGATACCTGAATGCCGAAGGCAAGAACAAAATCATTGCCACGCCCCCGGGCTACAAGCTCATGCAGCCGTCCGAGACCCATGGAAACCCGGCGACCGAGGTCGGACAGGGAAACCCCGAGAGGGCCTCTAACCCTGATGCCCAGGTACACATGGATGAAAACGACAAGATGATGCTTCAGGGAGCCTTTCACGTACTCGGCCAGCTCGGCGAAATGGCACCCCCGGAAGCCAAAAAGCCCTATCAGGACGTAATCGAGCATATCAATTCGAAATACGCCCGCGCGGCAAAGCCTAACATCAACCGCGAACAGGCCTTGACGAAAATGAAAGCGACCGGGAAGTACACGGACGCTCAGATCAACGCCAAACTCAAGGAAATGGGTTTGTAAAGGAGATAAGATGGCCGGCATTTTCGATGACGAAACCAGCCGCGAGATGGACGACGTTCTCTATGGTAGCCCGAAACAAAACCCGTCCGAGCCCTCCCTTGACCCCAAGATTTCGGAGGCCATGGATAAGGACCTGGGCATCGAGCGCCCCTCCATCTTCCCCAAGACGGCCGTACCCGAAGCGGAAGAACCCGGCTACGTCGGGTCGCTCACCAAGGGATTGCGCTCCGGCCTTCAATATGGTCTCCCGCAGCAAATCAGTCAGTCCGTGGAGAGGATCAGCCAGCCACTACTCGCCGAGGGAGCCGTAAGCCCGGCCAAGGCGGTCAGCGATTGGGCGGAGGAGGGACAGAAGAAACTCCATCCCGAGCCCTACAAAAATTGGGCAAAGGAACAACTCTTTCAGACCGGCGCAATGATGGCGCCATCGGCCCTGCCAGCCGCCGCCCTGGGTGTCCTCGGGTTGCCGGCAGCCGCCGCCGTCATCCCCGCTGCCATGTTCGGCCTTTCTCAGTCACAGCAAACCCTTGACAGCGCCAAAGACCGCATGACACAGCTCCAGACCCAAAAGGACGCCCTTATCGCGCAAGGCGACCCGGAAGGCAAAGCGACCGGGATCCAGGAGGAGATGGACAATCTCAAAAAGGCCGCCGTCCCTGCCAGCCTCATCACCGGGGCGATCGAGACGTTCGGCGAAACCCTGGGAACCATTTACCTTTCAAAACTCTTCGGACCGCTCGCCCCGATCATCCAGAAAGGGGTCAAAACCACAGCCGGGGAGATCGCCAAACCAACCTTGCGCAGGTTTCTCCGGGAGCTGCCCAAGACGATCGGCGTCGAGGCCGGCACCGAAGTCTTTCAGAACTGGACCGAGGCCGAGACCGAGAAACGCGCCGGCGTCCGTCCGGAAGCCACACCCTGGGAGGAAGGCGTCGCCGCGATCGCACCCACGATCGGGATGACCCTGCTAACCGGCGGAATCGCCCATCCTTTCGAAAAGGTTCGCGCCCGCCATATCGAGACCGCCCTGGGGGAGAGGACCAGCCGGGAAAACGTACAGAATCGGATCGGCGCGGTCAACGAGGTCGCCGCCAAGATCGAAGAGGCGGACAAGGAAGTCGCCGCAAAGTGGAGGGAAAAAGCCTATCAGTCCGTACTCAAAGGTGAGCCCATCCCCCTCGACGCCGACCTCATGGAGTGGGCCGGAATCCCTCACCTGAACAAGGCCGGGGAAAAAGCCGCGCCTGAAGGAGCCATCAAGGAGGAAAAACCAAAGGAATCCGCCATCACTCAGGAAGAAGAACCCGATGATGCGGAACGTGAAACAAATCCCGTCGATCTGATC